TCGCAAAAAAAGAACTATCTAAACTAAAAAAGTGTATGGAGCTATGTAACGAACTAGAACATCTTAATCCACGTGACCAAAAGCTAATGCTAAAGTATTCTAAGTTCAGCAAAAAGGCTAAAATGGAAGTCCAAGAAGACATCGACCACGTGTATAAGTGTTTAGAGTTATGTAATCAGAAAACTTTTTATCAGCCTACCAACTAAAATCTTTGTTATTAGATAGCTTTTTGACCGCATCTGTTGTATTCTTTTGCTCTCTGTGAATAGATTTAAGGGTGTGACTAGAAACCCTCGCTATGAGATTGTTTTCCGCTTCTATTATTGAACTCCTATAACTTTTAGCCGCTTCACTTTCTTTAGCCTGTAGCGCTGGCATTACATAGTGTCGGTTGATATATGCGTCTCTCTCGCTATCTGACATATTTATAGCCTCTAATAAGCCTAGATTATCGCCTTTCATAGCTTGTGAGCGTCTAGTTATAAACTCATTACCTTCAGCTTCTATTAAGACTCCACCTGCAGCGTGAGGCTTACCACTAATCATTCCTTGTATATCAGAGCTTGGAACTGCTCCACCCTTTGCAAACTTTGGTATAGGTTGAGCGGCTATTAATGCTATTTGAGCCGCACCTAATGCACCAACTATTGCAGCTAAAACAAAGTTAGGAAGTGCTCCGATAACCGCAACTGCCGTACCAACTATAGCATCAAATATAGCTTTCCTTTTGTCCGCCTCAGCTTGTTTGCGCTTAATTTCTTTTTCTTTTAATGCATACTTTTGTCTAATCAAATCCTTTTTTTGTTCGTTGTCTCCTGCCAATCTTAGTTCCTCTTCTTGTTGAGCGCTTAACGCTGCTAATTCCTCTTCTCTACGTTGAGTGTCAGCCGCAAATATAGCATTTGATATTGTAGATATACCACTTGCTACAGTTTGGGTAATTGCTTGCAAGTTTTCTAACCTTGCTTGTGATTGCTCTTCAGCGGTTGCACTTACGTCATCTAAAACCTTTTGATTGGCTTTTATTACATCCATTGCATTAAGTATTCCAGACTTTACTCTTTCAACGTCTTGAGGATTTAATCCTAATTGTAAAAGTATTCCGTTTTGAGCAAAGGTTAAAATATCATTTAAATTTTTCTTTTGTTCCTCAAATAACCTTTGTTCATATTCTTCTCTAGTTTCAAATCCTCTTTGTGCAGCATCTCCCAAAGCTATATTGACACTTGCAATATTTTTCTTTTGGTCTTCTGCGGTTTTTTTATTCGCTTCTTGTTCTTTTTTATTTACTTCGGCTATCCTAGCTTCTCTTATCTTTATAAGTTCGTCTTCTAATTCTTTATTGGTTTCTATTTTTAAGAAAAACTCATCTCGTATCTGCTGACGCTCTCTATCAAATTCATTTTTATAGTTAGCATTTTCTATTTCGTCTAATACTTTTTGACGGTCTTGAGCAGCTTTAAATACAGCCTCATTTTTTGCCTTCTCTAAATCATTTTTTATTTTAAGCTCTTTTGCCGCAGCTTCTTTTTGCTTTTTTTCATCTTCCTTTGTAGCTCCTACATTCTTAGTAGATGTAGTTATAGAGCTATCTGTAGTTAATAAATCCTTTTTATTAGTTACTGTAGTTATCTTTGCATTAGCTTGAAGTTTTTTGCTTAATTCAGCCTGAACAGCTTTTAAGTTTTTAGTTAATCCATTTACATCAACTCCCAAAGATTCTAGTATAGGCCTTACAGTTTCGGATATTCCTAAAATTGCATTTATTACGTTTAGCTTAACCTTATCAAAGGTCTTAGTTACTATGTTTGCAAGTCCATCAAAATATGATATGACTACATTAAGTGCACCTCTAAAATCACCTGCAAAAATAGCCTTCCAAAAGCTAACAAATGATTTAACTTGAAGTGTAATAATTTCAAATGCACCAACTAATACATCTTTGAAATTATTAATAAGTAAAATTAAGCCATCAATTGCTATCCTAACATTTGTAAGTACGTAGTCAAAAACCTTTGCAAAATTACTTGCACCATCTTGACCTAATCCAAATGCCGAACCTATTTCTACAAAAGCATTATATATACCAATTCCAAGTTCTTTTACAGCATTAAATAAAACGGTAAATAAATCAATTACCTTTTGTATATATTGACTTTCATTAAAAAATGTAATTATTGCACCTCCTATTTGACTAAAAAAATTAGTTACACCTGGTAATGCTTGAACTATAAAAGATATTAAAGTATTTAATCTTGATGTAACCTCCGATATAATTGGAGCTAAGGCTTCACCTAGATTTTTAAATAGCATATCTACATTATCTGACAAATTAGATAATTGACCGCCTAATGTTTTACTGATAGCCTCCATGCCACCAGCAACCCCTTCTAAATCTCCATAAGAAAGTATTGCATTTTTAATAGCGTCTTCATTATTTGCAACTTCTTTTGTAATTCCTTTAAATGATAAACTAACTGTATTCCCTTCCTTAGATGCTCTTATTCCAAACTCCTTTAATCTTTCAAATTCTCCAGTTTGTGCATCTAAAACCGCCTCTGTTAATTCATTAAATGACTTGCCCTGACTAGATGCTATATCTCCTAGCTTAGTCATTTCTTTAGAGGTTAGTATTATTCCCCTATTCGCAAATTTTATAAAACTTTCCGTTAACTCATCTACTTGGAATGGAGTTGTAGAGGCAAATGAAACTATATCGTCAAGTGCTTTCTTTGCTTTTGAATTGCTGCCTAAAGTATTTGTAAGAACAGCTTCAAACTTTTGAAATTTTGCTGTACTATCAACTATTTTTGAACCAAGTGAACCTATAGCACTTGAAATAGAACCGATTGCACCAACTGCTAAACCGCCAAAAGCCCCAGCTATTGCAGAACCTATACCATTACTTCCTGTTAATGATTGGCGTAATTTTCCAAATGTACCATTTAGATTAGATACCTGATTAACTGCATCTTTTGTATCTACTTTGACATTGATTTCATTTTTTTCAATATCAGATATTGTAGAATTGCCCTTTTTTTTGAGTTCGTCAAATTCTTGTTCGGCTTGTTTAGTATCTAACCTGGCTTTTATTATTATTTCATCTATCATATTTAATGATTTTAAATGTTATGAAATATCCTAAAGCCTTCGCTACTTATTGGATTTTTTGGTTTCTTTTGGTATGCTTTGAATGAACTTAGTGAGCGCAAAGTAATAGTCTCGCATCGTTCCGTTCCATACTCTATTATAGTCATCTACATTTTGGCAAATGTAAACCAACTGTTCTTTTATTTTTTCGGTATACTCGTTATATTCTTGAATTGGTCGGAGTTGCGGATTAAATTCAACGTCTCCTCCAATATCTCTATGTTCCTTTCCGCTATTCGTGTATATGAACTCCAGTCTATGTCCGATAGATTCGCCGACTTTAAAAAGTTCCTGAACTCTGGACATAAAAAAAAACCATTGTCAGCCCCTCCACTTGCTCGCATTGTGTTCTTAATGTCCTTAGATTTTTCCTGTAAGAATAATTGGTCTACAAATTCGTTTTTCTCGTCACCTCTCAGATATAGAACGCTCATTATATCATATATAATTCCTGTATCTAGGTTTAACTTTGCTCGCTCCTCCATTACTAGGTGAGCAGCTTCGTATTGCTTTATGTTAGCATAACCCTTACACTTATTAAAGAATATATCTAACTCGGTTCGCTTAATACCTAAAAAGTATTCTTTGACCATTGGTAAGTAATATTCAATGTACCGAGCTGGGTTCATATCATTGGCAGCATCGATATAATGATAGTAATTATGACCACTTGCACCTGTAAAGGCATATCGCATTGGAACGCTCCTACCTCCTACATCTACTTTTTTAGGGAATAGTTTTTCTTTTATACTAGCAAATTTCATTTAGCACGTCGTTTAAATCACCACATTCAATAAATCTTAATCTAATAACTTCGCTTTGCATCTCATCGCCTTCGCAGTTATAATATTGAAAGTTAGCTCTACTATTGTCAGCATACTTTAAATATAGTTTGAAGGTGTGAGCAGTACTTCCGAACTCTAGTATCTCGGTATCTGTTAATACTATATCACCCGCTATGCTAGGTATCTCAAAGCTACATTGTCTTTGGTTTCCCTTATAAACTATTAAGGTTAGGTCTTGCATATTCTCAGCTATCTTGACGTTCTTGTCACAGATGCTTAATTCTATTATCGGTTCACATAGTGTCGGCATTATTCAAATATTTTATCATTAATTAAAGTTGCAATAGTTATGCTTATAACTGCTATTATAGCTACTTTCCAGAAAGGAAGTATAAATAGTAAAGGTAAGCTATGAATGGAAGGCATACACGATGCGCAAGCGAATAATGGTTTACCTATGTAAAGTAAGCCTTCATGGTTTCTCCATTTGCTTTTTATTTTTCGGTTTCTAAACTTAGATTCTAACCATGTATAAAGCCAGTTTAATACCATTTCAGCTTGGAACATAATTTGTAAGGCATTGATGTATAAAGACAGTATCAATGAGTATAAAAGTATTTCAGTTAGTTCACTATTCATACTGCAAAGATATTTATTTTATTCCAAATTTGTGAGGATATTTCTGAATGTCGTCCACTAACATAAACCAATACGAAAATCCGTAACGTATGCAATCTATAAAGTCAGCTCGCTGCTCTGCCAACTTCCTATCCTTTTTAATTAGTCCTTTGTCATCTTTTTCAGTATGCTGTAATTCAAAGATAGTATTGGTCATACTTTCATCTAGTAGAATGTCTGGGTGGTTATAAAATACATAATTCAATAAGTCAATAGATGCCAATACACTTGGATTTGATTTTGGAACTTGCAAACGTCTCCCTAGATTGAATGCTTTGTTAATCTGAATCCAATTAGATAAGCCTTCTGCCCTTCCCATTGCACCTGTAGCGTCACCTGTAAAGCATATTGAATGTAGCTTGGTAGCGTATTGCAGTTTGATTAAGTCAATTAGCTGCTGAGTATTATGAATACCTTCCTTAGCCTTAATGGTTATTTCCCTTATGCCTCTTATCTTATGTTTGCCGTCTTCCCTGTATATCTGCCATACAGTACAGGCGAGTGGGTCAATATTAAAGTCAACCCAAAATAATAAAGGTATGTGTTCTAATGGAGTTACTTTGCCAACGTGCTTACTAACGTCAAAGGTTTGCACCGCAGGACTTTTAACCTCAGTTATTCCCCACTCACCTAGCACCACTACTCGATACTTATTATAGTTGTATGTTTTTAACTTTTCGTAGTCTCTTATTAGTGCATCATCTTTATATCCATAAGTTCCGCAAGGTGAGCCGACTGACCAATAGTTATCGTTATAGTCGGTTTTAATTAGTAGCCTTGCACCATCTGCGGACATCTTTATAAAACTTTCTGGACTTGGTAGCTTGTATTCGCTATCAATCCATTCTATTCTATCTAGGTAAGGTTTTATCCATAAGTGTTCAGATACTGGATTCCATGTGCAGAAAAACATCTTAGAAACTTCACCTCTAAATGATAGTCTAGTCTCTTCATATTCTTCTTGACTGAATTGGTCAAGCTCATCAAATAGCATATATGAGTAGTTTTCAATTCCCTTTGCGCTATCCTCACTATCTAATCCTTTAAACTTAATGTGTGCTTTTGCTGCTCTGAACTCTTTATCCATTACGTTTATCGCAGCTTCTACTTTTGTGGTACGCCTTGCCTTCTTAAACGTGCTTATTAGCGTCTCATTCATTCTATCCGATACTTTCCTAAAGGCTAGGGTATTCTTTCCGTACACCGCCGCTTTAATCAATGCGAATTGTGCAACCGTATAAGTTTTGGTTGATGACTTACCGCCATAAATGTAAACGTGCTTTATATTCGGATATTTAGTTTCAATATCCCAAAGTATGTGGAATAGTGGATTAAACCACTTATTATCGAATTGAACTTTATTAATGTGCATATTTATGACCTATCCACAAACTCTGCTGCTAGTCCTATCATTTCATGAGTATTCTTTTGCTCTACCTGTTTAGGTGATTCCCAACCTCCTATCTTAGCCATAAACTCTGCGGACTTAGTATCGCCCTGTAATGCTTTTTCAACTTGCTTATAAATGATTTCAGCTTCCATTGAGAACTCAAACTCACCATTAATAGTATTCTTTTTGCTCGCTATCTGCTCACCTATGAATACTAATGCGTCTTTAATGGTCTTTATTTTCTTTTTACCAGCTGATTTATTCTCCGGTGAAGGTTGGTAGTCCTTTGAGAATTTAACCCCCTTACCTTTAAGATTATCAATTTTTGCCATAGCTCGTTTATTGCTCGTTTAGCGACACTTTTTGTCGTTTAGTAATATTATGTTCGTACTGTTCTATTTTCCTATTTAGATACCATTGTGCTTTCCTCAAATCTTCCAACTCATTACCTTTCTTATCTGCCCTTAGAATGTACTTTAACACATTGCCTAAGTGAAAGTCTAGGTTATAGTGTTCGATTACCTTTATAGCTTCATAGGTATTATCTCCTCCGTAATGTTTAGGGTGATGTATTGATTCTGACATTGGTTTTTATTTGAGCGTGGAAGTTGACTCGAACACTATCTATTGACTGGAATGTCAATTGCTTTTCCATTTAAGCTACCCACGCATTTATATTTCTTTTTTTGGATATGGTTTACTTAATAATTTACACAAAGGTATTAAACTTTTGTCAAGTGGGTATATGTATTTGTACTTTGGTTTTGGATAAAAAACTTTAGGTTCTCTACCAAGCAATTTTCTTGCAGCACTAATATTGCCGCCCATTGACTTATTGTGTTTTCCCTCAATAATTGGGGGACTTTTTACTTCTCCTAAAAAATACCAATTTGTAGCCTGATATATTACACCAATATGTCCTTGCTCTTGGTCAGCATAACTAACAATTAATTTAACAAGCGGCAAGTCTTTTTTTATTAATTTCAATGAAATTGCCAGTACTTCACTTGTTTTGCTTTGCTTTCCGTTTAATGCCATCCTAACAAATTCAATAACTTGCCCTTGTTTAAGATTGTACTTCATTGCTATTTTAGGACTCGCTCCAGTACCAAACAAAGAAACCCCGCACCATTCATTTTTTTCATTGAAAACCGAATAGCCAAAAACGTTAACTGGTACTGTTTTTGAATAGTGAAAATTTAAACATGCATATTTTATAGCTTTACCAGATGCTTTTTCTAATCTCATAATTCACCTGCACTTACTGAAAAATAAGCTCCATTATATTTTCTATCTAATAGTTCTTGTATATCTATCTCAGCTTTTTGAAGTTGTTCAGGACTTTTAAAAGTGATTTTCATAGTAGCTGGTTTATTCTTGTCTTCACCTATTAAATCTTCTTCACTTGGTTCAGCTTCTATATGTTCACTCACTACATTTACGCTTTCAATGTTAACCTCTTCAATACTAATTTGCTCAACTTCTAAAAACTCGATAAGGTATTCTTCTGCGAATGGATTAGACTTCTGATTGAACACTGATACTAGAATTGATATAGCTTCTTTACGGTCTTTAGCTTCGATTTCAACGGCGTTTAGTTCCTTTGGTACTTTATGACCTTCTGCTATTAGTTCGTTTAATACGTCTAACCTATGGTGGCCGTCGATGCAGTAATACTGACCTTCACTTTCCCATACATAAAAGGGTAATGAAAATCCGTACTTTAATAAGGACTTTTTAAGATGCTGAGTATTGTACGGTAGCTTTATTCCATCTGGTTGCAACGCTTTAATCTTTTGCCAGTCTATCTTAATTGATTGCTTTATCCTATCCTTCATTTATTTTTTCGTTTATCCATTTAGTGTAGTAATATGCGAACTGTTCATAGGTCAATCTATATTTTGCCAGAGGACTTGACATATATTGGTGATGTAAAACCTCTAAGGGAACTCCATTCATAAAGCAAAATTAATCAATTTTTCTTAATTGCTCATAGATTTCACGCTGCATTCTCATTTTGTTGTCCGATACTAACCGCTTTTTTACTTCAACAATAATAGCCATCTTATCAAAGTCAGTTAAATCTGCCTCGTCTAAAATGGCTAGTATCTTTTCGGCTAATTCAAATTTATCCATTTGCTTTGCTAAATGACTTCAATAACCTAGTCACTTTGGGTTTATCCTTTGCCATTAATGAATAGTTAAGATAGGTTACAGGCTCACCATATCTATTTTTAGAGCTTACTTTTTCTCTTTTGAGTGTTATTTCAAAAGGCTGCTCAATTTTGCGGATAATCTCTCGACTGGCGTTTGAATATCCGAAGTCTTTCATAATTGTTTTGCAGTTTAGGACTTTGCCTTCTAATAGGCTTTGTAATAATTTGATTGTGCTTTTCATTCTTTTATAGTTTAATGGGTTAATTTATTCATATATTACTGATTAATCATATCTAAAGCGTCAATTTGTCTATTCCTTTCAATACGTAATACATAATCCGCAAAAGAAACTCCATGTATATAATTTTCGTTACTCTCTACTGCGTCTTCATATTGGTGTTGTAGTTCGTCTATCCATTCAAAATTTTCTACTAATGTAGGATAATGGTCTTTCCAATTAATTTCTTTTTGGATTTCAGTATTGTTTTCGGCATAATGTACCAATCCTAATACTTCCAATGTTTGTTCTGGTGTTAAATTTGTTAAGTTCATTCTTTTATAATTTAGTTGGTTAATTTATTCATATATGACCGCCATAGAGTCATTTAATACTATCGGGCACCATTTGCCCTTATATCTTAAGAATCCGTCGGCAGTTACTGAGCTATCCTTTTGTTTAAATTCAAAGTATAGTTTTTCTGTTGACCTAGTAGAGTCAGTTGGTGGTATAAGGTAGGCTATCATTAAGGCAAAGATAATCAAACCCAATAAAATGTATTTACTCATATATTTATTTTAAAGTTACAAATTGAATTAATAGGCTCAAACGCTCCGAAACTTACTATCCTGTTAATATATTGCTTATCTATATTCCATTGCTGGTATCGCGCGCATTCGTGCCTTATTTCGCATTCTGTATTTGAACACCTAGCAATATCTAGTGCAATCAAATCTTTTAGCGGATAGACTAGCAACCCCTCACCGCCTTCTGGACAATTATCTATTGACATATTTTTTTTTCGTTTACTGGTTTTATCTCCTTACCAA